GTTCAGCAGGGTTTGAATTCTGTTAATGGGTCTGTCCCTCTGGAAGTCGAACTGGGCCACCGGGTAGTCGGGGGATACGTTCAGGATGCGTGAGCCGACGCCGAACTCCGTCAGGATGCCTTCGATGATTGCCTTCGCCGTAGAGCTTTGGATGGTCTGCATCGTCTGGTAGTCCCGGAAAAGCACCTGGGAATAGTCCGTCCCCGACAGGGTGAGGGTGTAACCCCCTTCCGGGCTTGCCTCATAGTCCCGGCTCAGCAGAATCAAGTCGGTGTAATCCCTGGTGCCGCTCCAGTTGGAACCGGGGTAATCGGCATGCACGGAGATTTTGATGGTCTTGGTAGGTGCGCCCTTGGGCTGGAACTCGGGGCGAAGCCACTCATGCCAGGGGGAAGCCGTGTTGTCCGGGTTATACGTCCCGTCCGGGTCGAATATGGTAAGGCTCCAGGTGAGCGGGGCCGACTTGCTCCGGGTGATTGTCAGGGAGTCCGCCGGGATGGTCTTGGTGCCTCCCGGGGCCCTGGTGATGGTGCATGTGGCCGCCAGAACTTTCGTCATGCTGAAGTCGCCCGGGCCGGGAACCCCGCCGGAAGCCTCTTCCAGGATACGAAAACGATGGGAAAACCGGCCCGACAGGTGATTTGTGATTGCAAAGCGATGGGCCAGCCTGCCCGACAGCCGGTCTGTTATGGCAAAGTGATGAGATAATCTTCCTGATACCTGCGACACGTTCCCGCCTCCTCAATCCCAGTGTTTGCTGTGGCTGCCTGACGCCCGGGGGCGTGGCTCCCAAAAAAATAAAGCCCCGTGCGGGCTTTCGTGGGAATAGCCGGGATAATCCCGGCGGGTTACAGGCCAAGGAATATCCTGAGATAATTTTCCACCTGCTGGAGTGTGCCAGTGGACACAAGCCCAAACGACCGCCGCAGACGGGCCTGGGATATGCACCTGACCTGCTCGCACATGGCAAAGCTTCTCCTGTCCAGGCCGCCCTCCGGCAGCGCAAGCTCCACGTGTCCGGGGATCCCCCTGCAGGTGGACGTGATGGGAATAACAACGCAAAGGCCGGATGGGCCTGCGTTTATCTCGTCAACTGAAATGACGAGAACCGGCCTTTCCCTGCCCTGCTCGTGCCCCCGCACGGGATCCAGCCCCGCCAGCCAGACCTCTCCCCTTCTTGCAAAAGCCAACTTCAAGCCTCCTGATCCAGCCCGTCCATAAGGGCGGAATCGAGCTCCTCCCGCTCTTCCTGCGCCTCCTGCCACTGGCCGGGGTTACTTTTGAGCCTGGCATACGCGGCGTTGAAAGATCTGAGAACCCGGTCCCTCTCAAGGCGCTCGATGGCCTCGGCAATAACCCCGCTGATGTTTTTGCCTTCCTCTTCGGCGATTTTCCTTATGCGGTTTCGAAGGCTTTCCTCAACCCTGACCATAACCGTCACGAAAATCACCTCCCTCTAAAATAAGCATACAATAAACTTACAATTTTGTCAACATAATTGTATGCATATTTCGATACCGTTCTGTTTCAAGGGATAATTTTCATGTGGTATTTCCTTCCCAGTCCAAACAAACTGTCAAATCCCCCGCCGGGACAAGCCCGCCCTCTACTGCCTGCTTCCACCATACCCCCTGGGCCGACCCGTAGGAAAGCTCCCCGCTGTTGACAACGGCAAGCCCTGTCCCCGCCGTCCTGGGTTTCGAGAAGGATATTCCGCCCGGGGCCGTTACTGCGTTGGCCGTGGTGTTTGTGTCGTCCAGGGAGTCTTCCAGCCCGATGCCCACGATGCCCAGGGCGCAATTCTGCCCCGCCGGGATGATCCCAATCTCCACACCGTCCACCTCGATGCTGATGTCGCCTGCCGCCGTGGTGAGCGCACCGCTCGAAACCAGCCTCAGCTCCACCCAGAAGACCTTGTAAAAAGTGGATGCCCCCGTTACCTCGTCCGTGCCGTCCAGGGCAATCTCCTCGGTGATGACATCGTCTTCATCGTCCTCACCAATCACCCGTATATATTTCGTGTCGTCGTCATCAGCGCTTGTGCTTGTGGCCGACACAAGTCCCTCGCCCTCCGCCCCCACGTCGTCCAGGGCGTTTGCCAGGAAAAGAACTGCGTTGGTCAGGTCAGTATCGGCGTTATCGTTGGCAACGAAGCTTTTTTTATACTGGTAAAGGGTTTCGCCCTCCTCACCGGCAGGGGCCGTGCGAACGTGGAAAATCTCCCCGATGGTGCCGCCCACCTCGCTGGCCGATATTGCACCGCCCACGGTGTCGTCATCGTTTGCCGGGTTACTGGCCGACTTGTAATGCTTGATGTCGCCCGGTTGAACAGACATGTGGACCTCCTCAATTTTTGAAAAATAAAAGCAGGCGGCGCACCACCTGCTTGAAACGGTTCCTTCTTCTTGGGTCGAAAGCCTCGTCGAGCATATTAGATTATTCTAATGCTATCAATACCTGAGGAAACCCAGCGTTCACCGGGCTTAGTCGTCAGCGCTCTTTTTGGGCTGCTTCAGGAAAATCACAGCTTTCTTGTTGGGGTCGCAATAAACGATGCAGGGCCGCCCCTTGCTGTCCATGCGCAGGGTGAGGTTATCGGGATTCTTCTCCATCAGCTTGGGCAGGCCCCGGCCTTCCACTACAACGGCCTTCCACTTGTCGTTCTTCAGCTCGGCATATCTGAGCTCCCTGTAGCCAAACTTGAAATAAGCCAGTCTGGGAATATTGAAACGGCATATTTTCAGGTCCGGCGAGAATGCCCCGTCGGGATCCGGCTCCATGAAGCCCCACTTTTTGCCTGTCCAGTAATTAAACCCGATGCCGCCTGCCTCGGGAGACTGGTAAGCTATATCAGCATTTCCTGATTTGTCCGTGGCAATAGACGTAAAGCTGCAGGCAAGCCCCTCTTTCACTTCCACGTTCTGGGTCGTCCAGCCCACTCCCATGTCGTTGGCATAGCGAAGAGCGTTTTCTTTGTGGTTCATATAGGAAATGTGGGGATGGGCCAGAAAGTCGATGGCCAGTGAAGTCCTGATGGCCGACGAGGGTTTTTGCCCGTCAAACAGGGCGTCCCCGTCCACCTCCGTAACGTCGCAGTGAGCGCCCTGAATCCTGGCGTATTTCAGCTTGTAATCGGAGGAAATGAAGCTGAAGCAGGGATTGCCCTTGAAATCAAGAGCCATACTGATCCCAAATCCCCCCTGCACCACCGGGTTGAATTTCCATGCGCTGCCCTGCACCCGGACGCCGTGAATGATTGCCGTTTCGCCCGTATCTGCAAACATCACGTTGATCAGGGCGTGCAGCTTGCCGTTCTTGTCGATACCGGCGTCAAGCCCAATCACCTTCTCAATCTTCCGCTCGGTCGCCGCCACAGGCTCGGTCTTCCACACTCCCTGCAGGGGCCTGGCGTATTTTACGGCGTCGCCCGCGGCGTAGATAACGTGGGGCATATCATCGGCGTCCAGGCAGAAAGTGGATGGCCCCTTCATTTTTTCGTCGGTAACGATGGCCCTGAACTGCCAGTCGGGATGAAAAATGCTGTTATCTTTAGGGCCGCAGCCGCCGGCAAGGGCCAGCAGCAGTGCAACGGCAATCCAGGCTCTGTTTGTGAGGCGGCTCATAGCGGCGTCCCAATCCTATCCCTGAAAATTTTTCCGGCACCGCCGGAAATTCCCCGTGAAGCCGTTTTCGATTTTCAGGCCGCCTTTTCCTGCCCCGCTCACAACAGGCCAACCACGTTCAGGCGGATTTTCCACCGCAGAAATTCCGTGCCGTCGATGGCCTCGGGAGAAGGGGTGTCGGGCGAGAAAACGCAGGCGTATCGGGTGATTCCGTTGTCAGGAGAAAAGACGACCCGGCCCATCCCGCTGCCGGTGAGCTTGGAGATTATACCCTCGTAGGTGCCCCGGGCAATCTTCCCCGCCCACGCTTCAATGACGGCCCCTGACAGGTGGCATCCGCCCAGGTAGTGATGCCATGCGCCCTGCATCATGTTGCCCTGGGAATCCCTTGAATTGAGCGTCCTGCGCCGTGCCCCGCCGGGCTCATAGCGCAGGAATGGCACGGGAGAAGGATCCAGGTCGAGGTATATCTTGTTCTGATCGTTATTGTCGGCTATGTATGCGGTATTGCTCATTTTAACCCCCTGTCTTTACTGCCGCCCCAGGGGTTTCACCTCCTGGTCGAAAACCCCCAGAAGCTCACCGGGTATGCGAATGGAAAGGGCTCCGCCCTTGAACCCTGCAGTTACGGCATCTTTGCCGCCATCCCCACGCTTGCCATCGATATTTACTATGATCGAGCCGATGTTGACCCCAGAAGCCCCGCCGCCAATGCGCAAGGGAAACATGGACTGGGCCAGGCCCTGTATTGTCGGCTCTCCCCAGGCCCCTCCCGACGGAATAACCATGCCGCCTGACCCGGCCCCAATTTGGGGTAAGTCAGGTGAGAGGTTGCCATCCCGCAAGCTTTCAGGGGTTATCACGCCGGCATCTGATGGAATCAAGCCCAGCAAGGCCCGACATTCCCGGATTGCTTCCGACACCCTCCCCACGCTTCCCGCCAGAGCGCCGGCCCCATCGGATATAGCGCCAAAAGTCAACCCCGATACGGACGCAAGGGCAGTCAGCTCGTCGGCAATGCCCGAGAGGCTCCCCCTCACCTCCTCCACGCCCGCTTCCACCGATTCGTCCACCGATGCGCCAATCTTCAGCGTCAGCTCAGACAATAATGAACTTGCCATGCGCCTGCTCCTCCTGATATATTTTATGTATATTAGATTTTTCTAATGACTATGCATTTTCGGCATTTGTAATGTCCGGGGGAGTGGCTGCCCTCACCGTGGATGCGGCACGGCTCCAGTCTTCCAATGTGTTGATTCTGCGGGTGTCAATCACGCTTTGGGCTCCTTCACAAGAAGCATCCCTTTTGCCCGCCCCTTCTGATATCGAACGGCAAATTTCGTAATAACCCCTTATCTGGCGAAGAGTCAGAATTCGCCAGATTGTGCCGGGTGTCTTTCCAAACGCCATTCCCAGCAGAAAGCAGGCCCAGTCCCAGTTTACCGGGGCTGCTGCGGGGACGTTTCCGTTTTTTTTAAAAGCCTGTCCAGGCCGTTCAATTCATTCTGAATTTCGATGACGTTTCGAACGATTGACGGCGTAACGTTTTCCCTGATGAACTCCTCTCCGGCCCCGCCCAGAAGCCAGGACAGAAAGGCGCTCATCCTTGAAGCCCGTGGCGATGCGCCGAATGCGGGCAGGTCTTCCGCACTGAGGCAGGAAAGCTCGTCCAGGTAACGCTCCACCTGGGACGCCGTCATCTCACGGAGGATAAACTGCCGGCCTGCGATTACCACCTGCCGGGTCAGGGGAGAGAGAAGCCGGGGAAGCATATTAGAACCTCCTAATTTAACTCAATTCGTAACAGCTCCAATTTCATGCAGGAGCACTTGGGGCAATACTGGACAAGCACCGTGATGGCCAGGCGAACCCGCACCAGCATCAGCTTCATCTCTGCCGGCAGCCTGATTGTCCTGGAGAGGAAAATGCCGTCGGGCGGGGGTTTCTGGCCGCAGCCTGGACACAAATCCATATTAGATCCTCCTTATATGTTTCTTGAAAAGATAGATTGCCAAAAACGTTGATACGCCTAAGTTTCGAAGCTGATGTAGCCCAGGGGGTTGGCGGGATGGCTCTCGTCCAGCACCGCCTTGAACGTGGCATCACCTACCAGCCACCTGTCCTCGGCAAAGGTAAGCTGCGCCTTGCCTGATGCGTTGGCCTTCCAGAAGAGAACCGTGATTCTCTTCCCAGTATGGGGGTTTGTGTGCTCGAACTCCACCCTGACTTCCGACAGGGAAAACTGGCTGCCCATCTGCAATTGCTTCGACGCAGGAGGAGTGAATTTGTATTTTGCCTTCACCACCTGGCCCGGGATGATGGCACCGCCGGGATTCGCATACACGTAGCCGGTTTTGCCATCCAGCACGAAATCGTTGTTTACTGCGTATGTTTCTGATTCAGCACTGTTCTTCAGCACCAGTGATCCCGGCGTTATCGCCACCCGCAGCTCCCTGTTGGCGGTAGGGCCGAGCTTCACGCACTCCACCCCGCTTGGAGCCGACCAGGGCGGGGGCGCAAAAGTCAGCGTCTCGAAATCCCCGGTCTTATCAACTTCGCTGGCAGCCGTTTCAAGGGGAGTAAGCCCGCCCAGCACCTGGGCCAGGTTCTCGGCGTTAATCTCGGCAACGGGCGCAGTCAGCTCAGCCAAGACCTCCCTGGTTACAGAACCCCTGAGCGTGCGGGGGATTCCCGTCTTGAACTCCTCCACGTCGTATGAATACTTGAACCGGACGTCCCCCTTCAAAAAGCCCACGTCCAGGCCGCCAACCCGGAGAACACCCGACCCCATTGTAACGTAATTGAAGTTTCCCATTTCACTGCTCCTTATTTCGTAATCTCAAACAGTCCGCAACGGAATTTTAACGACGGAACCCCTCCGGATTGCTCATGGCTGCAGTCTTTTCCAGGTCTTGACCACTATGGGAATTTCCAGGGCGAAGACGAACCGCTGCGATGAATCAACGCCCCGGCGGATCCTCCATGCGCCCGCCTCCAGCCTGTAAAGCCTTCCGTCGATGAGAAAGCCCGGGTTGTCCAGTATCACAGGCAGGATACCCCCTCCCGTCGCCTCGTCCCAGGCGATGAGGGAGATTTCCCGCAGGGAGTCGTTTCTGTCGGGCCTTATGCTGTAAGCGTATATGGTGAAGGAGAGGGACGCTTCGACCTTATTAGAATTTCCTGATATGACTCCCTCGTCAAAGACGACGGCCGCAGAAGGCATCTCCCCCTCAGGCTTCACCAGGTAGTCATCCATGTAAACGCTCTTCAAAAGAGAAAGGCGGCCCCCGTCCACCGCCTCCCCTGCCAACATGTCCCGTATCCTGCTCTGAATCGAATAATACAAACCCGCACCTCTCCTTCCGCCGTTGCCCGGCCTGGTTGATTCTGCCCTTCTTGCCTGCCGCAAGAGCTTTAATAGCAGGCAAATTTTACTCCTGATTTCCTGAACAATATTTCTCAAGCCACTCTTGGAATATCAGATTTATCTTATGCTCATCATCCGCCGACAGGCCAAGAAAAGGACGGGCGGGAATGATCGTTCTTCCCGCCCTGCCTGTGTTATGGGATCCATTGTGGCCGTCCCTGCCGCCGTCAAGCCACCTGATTGCCTCCGTCTTTTTTTTCCCGGGCCTTCTTTCGATTGAAGCCCCAAACTGGTGAGCCGCCCCGTAAGGAATGGCCGTGCCCAGCTCCAACACGGGTGGTTCCAGCCTGAATACTGCGCCGGGTGCCCCCCGCACCGTTACTGAATTCCTGAGCCGCCCCGTGTCAAAGAGGATTCCCCCCCGTCTGCCCGGCCCCCTTTTGCGCCTTGCAGTGGATGGGGCCAAGGCCGCCCAGCGGCTGCCGTCCGGCGACACTTCCCGGTCAAACCGGGCGGCAGTGCTCTCCAGCACAAATTGGCCCACCCGCTGCAGGGCAGGCCCCAGGCTCCCGGACAGGCCCTTCAGCCTGCCCGCCGCCTGCACAAAGGCCGAGTCGTCCGCCTCGAAGAAGAGCCTTATCATACCGCCCCCCGATAAGTGCCGGGGTCGCACGGGTCCCACCCCTGAAATTTGGCCGCCTGGCCATACGTGGTGGAGAGGGCAGTCCTTCCGCCCGACGCCGGGCGCAGGGCCTCGGGGAGATCCAACCCGCCCCGGGCAATCTTCTCCAGCAGCTCCATTGCCTTCTTCCGCAGCTCCTGCGACTGGGCAGGCTCCTGGTTGTCGCCCCTGTTGCCCACCACCAACGACAGGGCGTCGGCCGCGGCCAGGTCGGCAGTGATGCCCCGGATTATCGCCGGCACAGGGGAAAAGGGGACGGGATACCGCCCGCAAAGCATCCCGTCCACAATTGATCCGGCGTATTCAATGCAGGCATCTACCCGCAGTGCGGGAATGGCCGGCTCCGTCAAAAGGAGGGAGTTTCGATCCCTCACGTCCTGAACTGTGCAATACATCAAGGATCACTCCTGACTTGCCTGGGTTACGTCCATCACCATCACGGCCTCGGGCCTGCGGATGCGGGGCAGGCAGTAGATGCCCGCCACGATGTCGTAATGGGGATTGGCTTCGCTCTGGCCCGATTTGTCGATGACAAAGGCGAACTTGCCGGGCAGAGGCTCACCCGTGGGGGAATGGAGGGACGGCACCGACACGACGTCCATTATCTCGCCGGCGGCCGCATCCCCCAGAAACACTACCTTGTTGTCCGGTATGAACTTCTGGAATGTGCCGTTCTCGTCCTCATAGCCCTCAACGTAAATGTTGATGCCGATTCCCGGAAACAGCCCCCCCGAGTACCTCGACAGGTTGCCGGGCAGAACCTTCTCCTGGATGCCCGCACCGCTGTAATACTGCCTGGTGTCGTCGGAAAGGCAGAAAAGCTGCGCCGTGTAGCTGTTCATGTAAACCTCACCCAGGCGGTAGCCCGTCCCAACAAAGTCCTGCTCCACACGCAGGATGTCCTCCACCGGCTTCGACGTCTGCTTGTCGGCCCAGGACGCCGACACCGTCTTTGCCAGGTTCTCTCCCGGCACGCCATACTGCGCCGCTATGATGATGCCGTTCTCGCTGATGGAAAGCCCTCCGTTCAGCAGGGCCTGCCAGCGCATCCATTCTATGCGGTTCTCGATGCGCCCGTTCAAATTGTCCAGCGCCGCCCCTATAAGCTGGCGGGCAGTGATCTTCTGCTGGCGGGTGCCGCCCAGCTGCCCCAGCCGCAGAATGTCCGACTCGTTTATCCTGTGCATCTCCTTGAAATACGCCGGCTTGAACGACTTCTTCACCACCCGGGGAAACTCCGCCATGCCAGGCTCCGCATCCAATGCGTGGGCACGGGCCATACCCTGCGGGCCGTAAATCTCGTCATACTCGATCTCCTGGAAATAACTGTGTACCACGGGAGCGAAGCTGGAGCCCAGAAAATTCTCGGGATCCGACTTCATCTTCCTGATGGCAGCATCTATGCCTTTTGCCGTTGGCCAGTTTATCATCCGCTTCATCCTTTCGTTTTTATGCCCTCTAACAGAATTATGGGAAAGGGCGGCCCGCCTGGAGCCGCCCCCGCCCGACAGTCCTTACATCAGGAAGTAACCCGCCACTGACCTGCCGTTCAGATCGGCCTTCGCGCCCGCATCCAGGCCCGTCAGCTTCGATTCGACAAAGTTTCCCCTGACGTACATCGTGGAAATCACGTCCTCACCAGCCGCTTCCACCCGCTGCGACAAAATCCCCAGGGCCGACCTGGCACCCGCCGCAACTGTGGAAAAGGTGAACTTGTCCCCCACCTGGAAATCCTGATTCCCGTCGCTGACCGTGAACCGCACCCGGTAAGCCCCCCCCGCCGGATGGCTGAACTGCACACCCACGGACGCATTACCCGCATCGCCCGTTACGCTGCCCTCCACCGCAAACGTGCCCCCGTTCTCCGCCGCAGCCGTGCACGTCAGCACCCAGTCCTCCGTCAAAGTGTAACCGTCCTGAACGTCCACCTGGGAGCAGGCACCGTCCCCGCCATTACCCTCGTCCGCCTCTGCCGCCGTGGCCGACGCAGCATCACCGCTGCCATAAGCCACATACCTGCCGCTGGTGGGACGCTCGCCTATCACCGTCCCCGCCTCCAAATCCTGACCCGCCTCAATGGTGCAGGGAATCAGGACAAAGTCCCCCGACCCCATCCCCCTGATCTCGTTGGAATCATAAGAATCTACCGTGTTCACACCTGCCATTTATACTCTCCCTTCCGGCACTTAAGAAGTGCCCAATCCTTTCATATCCCGGAGTTACCTCATGTTGGACGTAACGCTATCGTCGAGGTATATATCAATTCGAAAGCGTAAAGCCTTGGAAACTAACCACCGACCACCGATGTCCTCTTCCTTCCAATAACCAAACGGCTATACCAAATGCATCTTGTAATGCAAAGACAGTTCGCCTATCCCCCCGATCACCCCCGGCAGAGCGAACAGGACCTCCCGAGGCCCCTTTTATCAAGGAGATGAGGCCGCAAAACAAAAAGCGGCAGACTGTTTGAGCCAAAGGCGAGTTTCTGCCGTCTTTGCAGATTTTGCGAGTCCGAGACGACGCCAGATAAAAGATAAGGGAATCGGGCAGTCCGTGAGCCTGCCGGGTCTATCAAGAAGTTAGCAATCATCACATAGCTGCAAATTGATGAAAAGCTTAACTCATATCCCGCCCCTTTAAGAAAGGGGGAAATCCTTTTATATCCCGGATATTCCTTGTGGTATGCGATAGGCTCTCGTCGAGGTTTTTTTCATATCCCGGACCCACTTAAAAAGTGGGCACCCCTTTTTGGAAAAGGGGGAAAAATATCCCGGATTTACCTTGTGGTGGACGATAGCCTGTCGTCGAGGGATGTTCCAATTCGAAACCGTTACGCCTTGAGAACCGACCACTAACCACCCCCTTTAAGAAAGGGGGGAAAATAAGCCGGACTTAGTTTATGGTGCTCGTTTCTGTTACGTCGAGGTTTTTTTCATATCCCGGACTTACCGCTTCTTCAGCGTAAGGCTATCGTCGAGGGATGTTCCAATTCGAAACCGTTACGCCTTGAGAACCGACCACCCCACTTAAAAAGTGGGCAATCATCCCGGACTTACCTTGTGGTATGCGTTAGGCTCTCGTCGATGTATCTTGAAATTCGAAACCGTTACGCCTTGAGAACCGACCACTGACGACCGATCACCGGCCACCAGACCCTCCTGCCGACGTGAACCGCAGGATCTCCTCCGCTTCCCTCTCCGCCTCTTCCCGGCTGGCCTGCCCCGGCCTGGAAAGAATCTTGCCGTGAAAGGTCTTCAGCTGGTAAAAGCCGGGCTGAAGGGCCTTGCAGCGGCTGAAAATCTCCCGCTGGGCCGGGCTGAGAGTGGCCAGCAGCTCCATCTCGGCTTCCCGCATTGCCGGGGTGGTCTTGCCCATCCTCACAAACTCCTCCACCGCCGCCTCGTCTTCCCGGCGCTTCACTGCCTCTTCCAGCCTGGCGTTTTCCCGGCTCAGCCTGTCAAACTGCTGCTGCAGCCGGGTGAACTGCTCCATCACGCCGGGCGTTTCGTCCATCTCCCGGCAGCCAGGCCCGTCGTCCCAGTCATCACACTTTTGGGAAAACATCCTGGCCTGCACCAGGGCCGGAAAGGGCGTGATTGACACCTCGACCAGCTTCATCTCGGGCTTTCTCACCGACAGGCTCACGCTCACCTGCTTCCACAGGCCCAGGCGCACCCGCTCCACGTTTTCCCGGCCCAGAAACTCCAGCTCGCCGTGCAGCTCGTCCCCGTCCCGCTCCAGCCACAGCCGGCGCACAAAGCCGATGGTGTCCCGGGCCGAGGGGGAGTGGTCAAGCTGGACGGGCACATCCTCCCCCGGCTCGAAGGCGTCCACTATGCCCTTCAGATCCTCCCGGGAATACTCCCGCCCCTTGTGGCTTCCCGTGTAAAACAGCCTGGCCCGCTTCACGAGCGACTCCAGGCCCTCCGGCCCGCCGCCGGCCAGCTCCAGAGCGCCCTCATCCATTGTGAATTTCTCGATTCCCATTCTCATCATCACTCCTTAAACCGTGTATGCTGATTCCCAAAAATCGCCTGCCGTCAGCCAATCACCATCCAGTTTCCGCCTGCCATGCACTGAACCGTTACCCTGTCCCACTGGCTTGACAGGATGTGCGTGGCTCCGCCGTTAATGGTTTCCGCTCCGTTTCCGGCCACTGTAACGGCCCCTGCCCCGGCGTCCACCTTTACAACCGTATAAATCCGCCCGGCGCAGGTGGATGCAGGCAGGGTCAGGGTGATGCCCCCCGCCCCGCCCGTCGCTTCGATGGTGCTGTGGGTGGCGTTCAGGCTGGTGTTGCCCGACAGGGCCGTGGTCTTTCGCCCGAAGCTCCCTCCCACGTCCAGGCGGCTTGCCGGGGTGCATGCCACGCCCACCATGTCCAGGCCCGCATCCACGTTGACCAGGTTGGATATGGTATCCCCCTCGATGCGGGTGTCCAGGTCGGCCCCCGTTTCGTTGATGACGGCCCCCGACGCAGTAAGGCGCAGAAGCTCCACAAGGCTTCGGTATGCCGTCCCTGACGCACCGGGAAGGGTGGTCTTGAAAAACAGGCTCCCTCCCGAGCCGGAGCCTGCCCCCCTGCCGCCGTTGAAGGAAAGGGAGGAGCCGTTCTTGTCGGTGCCATATACGGCGGTGCCGTTAAATGAGAAATCGCAGGCCGCCGAATGCTCGAACCCGCCTCCCCAGTAAGACGCAGTGAGGGCGGCAAGCCCAGGTGCGCCCACCGACATGGTGTTATTGGCGATTGTCGCCGCATTGTATCCCAGGGCTATTCCATAGCGCCCATTGGTGTTGGACGGGCCCAAACTGGCGTCCGCCGTCGTGTCGGTGTAGGTCGTTGCAGTGTTGTTGGAGATGGTGGTTACAAGGAAAAACCTGGAAGGATCGTCCACCTTCGTTCGATAAATAACCCTGGCTGTGCAGTTCTGGCTGCCTGAATAGGTGGGTATCGAAGACAGGGTAACAGTGTTGTTTCCGTCGGTGGTCGTCGCCGTCTTGGAATAAGCGCTCATCGCCGTGGCTGCACCGTCGAGGGTATATGCAACCCTGTAAAGGTGCGTTCCGGTGTTCACACTTCCCCCTTCAGAAACGGCTGCGGTCATTGAATAGACGTCAGGCATGCCGAATACCCCCGAAAGGGCCCCCAGGTAAGTGCCATACGCCCCATGAACAGTGGCATGCTCGCCATTCAAGCCATATCCCGCTGCCCCGCCCACGCAGGTGTTGTAATTCCCGTATCCCAGCAAATAGCCGCTGTAATAGCCTATGCCGATGTTATACGAGCCGGTGTTCAACAGATTGGCAAGGGATCCATACCCCACGGCGGCGTTGCACTGATCGTTTGCCAGGCTTGACAGGGCATTGCCCCCCACCGCCACGTTGTAGCGAAAGGTGTTGTTCTGAAGGGCATTATACCCAACGGCCACGTTGTAAGAGGAAGTCCCCGTGGGCGACGTAATATTCTGCAGGGCCTGGTACCCGACCGCCACGTTATACCCAGCCGTTACCGCAGAATACATCGCCTGCCGTCCCAGGGCTACGTTGTAGCTTGCCGTTGTGGCGCTGGCAAGTGCCTGGTCGCCAACGGCCACGTTGCTCTGGCCGGAGGTCAGGGACGCTCCCGCCTGATACCCCGCAAGCATCTGGTAATCGCCAGTAACCGAGCCCATATTCCCCGAGCCTTCGCCCAGGGCAATAATTCTCTGGGACGTGTCATACTGCAGAGCCGCTTTGGCATTGACCATATAGGCTTCGCCCGTCGCCACGTTGACGCTGTTTGTAGCCGTGGCCGGTGATATGTAGCCGGTGCCGGAATCCGTCCACTTGCTGGAGCCGCCCCCCGCCGGGTCATCCTTCCATCCTTTTATGCCGCCGCCGTCCGTCCCATACACCTTGTTGTTACCGGGGCTTGCCGCATCGCCGGACAGCTTCAGCCCGGATGCGTCTTTCGTAACGCTCATCTGCGTCCGCACGTCGGCTTTCAGCTCCGGCGTTTCGCCCGTGTAGGTCAGGTCAACGGTGTCCGTATCGGCAATCATTGCCCCCACTGCGTCCCGGGCCTGCCCGTCGGTGTAATCCCCACCGCCGCCGGGGGCGGCAACCCATTTCCCCGATTCCCCGTCGTAAACCAGCCCGTCGCCGTCGCCGGGGGAGCCTGCGTCCACGTCGGCCAGGCTGTTCAGTGCCGTTTCGCCGTCCAGGTATCCCGCATCGGCGTGGTTGCCCCATCCGTATGCGGCGTTCCAGTCCGCCGAGTTGTCTGTTATGGCGGAAGACATCCCGCCGCTGATTTTAACCAGCCCGTCATAAGACGAAACGTCGGCCTCCAGCCCGCCCTGCTCGTGGGCAAGGGTGCCGGTGGCTATGTCCCCTGCGTCGTGGTTGTGGGCCGCCGCCGCAAAGCCTGCAGGGTCGGTGGCAGAATAATTCCCCGCCCCGTCGCAGGTTACCAGGCCGTCCAAGGCGTCTTCGGCGGCCTGGTGGGCAGTGTCTGCATAATCGGCGTTGGGCACAGCCGCAGCCACCGTGCCGCCCGCGCCCATCAGGATGCCCGTTATGCCGCATTCCGTCGCCGTCCCCACCCGGTTGGGGCCTGGAGGGCCCTGCCTGCATGGGGCGGCAAATCCTCCCCCTGCCTCAGCCGGCCTTTGTGCCAGCTCCTGCAGGGCCGATTCCACGTTGTTTCCCTCGAAGTACCCGCCCTGGTCTTCAATAGCCACAAGCCTTGCCGCCAATGGTTCGTCCTGGCTCCCCGACGGCTCTGGCTTTTGAAGCCGCCGTCCCTCTTCAATCCTCTCCAGCAGAAGGTTTTCCGCCCGCCAGCCCGCCGCGTCCTCGCCGGGGATGAAGATGACCCTGGGCGGGGTGAAGGCCAGGCTGTCGAATTCCCGCCAGTTGGTGGCCACATCCGCCGGCTTGGCCTCATTCAGGGGCACCCCGGCAAACACGGGCTTTTGCACAGCCCGGCCGACAAAGGTTACGGGGCCGTCCCCTTCCTGGAATAGAATCCCCATCACGTCCGGGGGCGTGCCGGGAGCCCTGCAGCCCTCAAGAAACCTGTATGAAACTCTCATATCAACCTCAACAAAAAAGGCGCTGCTGCGCCGTGATGCCATTCTAACCGCCGCCACAACAGGCGATGGTCATTGGGTCAGGCTCCGCCAAAGCCGTCCTGGGGGGGAGGCACGCCGTTCCAATCGTTGCGCCATCGAAAGGCGTCCTCCCTCTCCATCTCCCCCAATTCAATGGTGCCGACGGGTGCCAGAAAACTCCGGCAGCCGTAATGAAGGGGCGGGACGTTGCCGGGCAGGGCTGGATCCGACAGCCGCAGGATTTTTCCATTTCTGGACGAGCAAATGTCGGTGGCAATGGTGTCCAGGCAAGATACAAACTGCACAGCCCTTATTAAATGGGTATTCCGGCAGAACGCCTCCAGGCGGCCCCTGTTGAATGAAGCCATTCCATTCCTGCGGGCAAACAGCTCCAGCCCCCGCCGGAAGAAACCGGGATGAGCAATGAATTCCCCCAGTGCCCCTGCCGTTTCTTTTGTGGATCTACCCACAGCCGCCGATTCCTTGAGGATTGCCTGCAGGCTGTCGGCTAAATCGCCGCAGTAACGGCTGCTCACGCGACCGGCCCAGGGTTTGTGCATCCCTGCCGCCTCCCCCGGGCCGGGAGCCTGTATGGAAGCCGCTTCATTGCGGGCAGCCGCCAGGGATTCCACCTCCTGCAGGGCCAGGCCCATCCCCTGAACGTAAAGCTCCAGGAGGTACCGCTCCAGTAACCCTTGAAAGCCCGCCAGCCCTGGAACTTGCAAGCCTTTACCGGGAGTAATCTCACCAGCAAGCCCCTCCCATTCGGGCAGCATGGCCGCAAGCTGCCCCCCGGCCTTCTGCATAAGACCATCATCCATGCGCTCCAGCGTCCGGGCGATGGCCTGCACCTGTCTGTCAGTAAGCATAATTCATATCAGTTCTTTCTTATATTCTTGAGCCATTGCCGCACTTGGCTTAAAAAATTTATATCTCTGTGAAGGCCGACAGTATGCCGTTTAAAATGCCGTTGAACCGCCCTTCAGCAGGCAGTTCCTGGCTGCCGTGATTTGCCTCTTCTGCAACCCTTTCATGTTTGGCTGCCGGCGGACCCTGCAAAGCCGGGGGTTCATCCCCGCTGACGTTGGCGGCATCATTTCTCTCTGCCCGGCTTTCTTCCTGGGCCTGCCACTCCTGAATGGATATACCCGGCACCCCGATGCGCTCCCTGACGTGGGCGGCGTCTTCGTATCTGCCCGGCGACAGGTAGCCGGCGTTTGTCATCGACAGGAATATGCGGCTCATCGCTTCCGCCGTTTCCGGCTTGAATTCACGCACCTGGAAGCCGCCCCAGTCCTCCTGCTCGCCAAAGTTCCACGTGATGAGGCGTCTGACCAGCTGATCCAGGAGAGTGTCGATGACCTCCGAGCGGAGCTGCTCCACGGAGAGGAGAAACAGGTCGAAATGGGTCTGGCCCAGTGAGTAGCTGCCTCCCTTCTCGCCGCTCTCCAAAAGGCCAGGCAGCAGCAGGCCCCGGAAAATCATCTTGTTGAAATACCCCACCGCCGCTTCAAAATCGCTTCCCAGGGCGGCCTTTGCCTGCAGAAATTCTATTTTAGAATTTCCTGATATGGCCACGCTGGTCGTATTTTGTATGCTGTTGAGCACCCCGGCCATATACTCAAGCTGGCTCATCGGCGTGCCGCTCCCGTCGTCCACCGTGGCCGCCGGGTCTTCCACCGTTCCCACCGCCGTTGGGGATCCGTATTTCTCCAGGGTTTTGGCCCAACTTACGATCATCTGCTTTTTCACGTAATAATCGGCGTAGATGGGCTTGAACCGGCTGCGGCCATACGGGTTGCCGAATCGGCCGGCGTGGGTATAAATCAGCAGCTTCTCCACGGGGATCTGGCTCTCTTCCCCTGCGAAACCCCCGCCCTCGCTGAGGCCCTTGACCCGGTTCTTCGCCGGCCCCTGCCCGTGCAGGTGAAAGCTGACTGCCCCCGGGTGGATGAACTGGACGTCGGAGAGGAGCACGAATTCCCCGGCAGCGTCAAAGATCATCTCTCCCACCGAGAACCCCGCCCACAGTGCCGACAACATTCCGTCGATGATCTCCTCCAGGGAGCCCCGCACCCGCTGGAATTGCCGCCGTATGAAGGAGGTGATGCGGGAATCGGGATGACAATATTCCCCAATCCTCGATTTTATTGCCATCTTGACGAACTCCACTCCTGAAGCGCAGGTTTCGTCAGTGTCCAGCATCTCCTCGTATGTGCGGACGTCCACCTGGTCGGGGTTTTGAAACCCTCCCACAAAATTAAGAAGCCCCGTGCTGAGGAGCCGGGGCCCGGAAGTGTAGGTTTTTTTGGGGTCAAGAGTTACCTTATCTCTTCCCATAACAATCTTTTCCTTTCGTAATAAAATGATTATTGAGCATTTTGTAGAAGTTATTCTTGAGGTGATATTGATGACCGATAACAATTCAAAGCAACTAATACCTGCTACATTTACAGAGAGTCATAAATATATTCAACCTGCGGATCCTAAGCCACCAGATATAACACCAAAATTAAACCCTTATTCACAATCAAAGCCTGCACAAAGCCCTTTAACGGTTCAAACCAATACTGGGGAACCGAGCCATAACGATTAAATTTATTTTCTATTCATTTTTTCTTCATCAGTAAGATCAAAACAAATTTTTGAAATTTCTGATCGATAAATTAATATTGATTTATAATAGCTTAAGTCCTGAGGATCACTTGTTAAAGTTGGCGTAGTTATTGAATTGGTTTTGCGCATTTCATTGTTATTTTTGCATAGCCAAAAAGCATTTGGCTCTATTAATATTCCCTCTTCATAAGGTGCAGTAGATATTTGTAATATCGTCCCAGAAATCACTTCACCATTTTTTAGAAATATATCTAAGAACCTCTTTTGTTCTTTTCCGTTTTTTATTATATGCATTTCTCTAAACGTGGTGTCCCAAATTGGCTCGTCTCCAGAAAATTTCGTAAAAAAATTTTTGTTCAGATAATCATATAATATTTGTGAACAATGCTCTTTAATATAGCCCCAGACTATTCCAACAATCAGTGATATTACCATTAATTTGACAAAAAATAATGTATTAAGATTTTCTTTTAAGTCTGTTGCGCCAATTTTCCCACTGCTGATGAACATAATAAACAAACTTGCCAAGATACTAATATACAATTTATCTTTTTCGCCTTTATATCTACCCTTCGAATTGATCTTGTTAGAGATTTCCAAGGCAAAAAATCCGGGTATTATCAAAGATATAATAAGAAGAATTTCTTCATATTTAATCATAACAACTTTCCTCCAAAACTCTATTACTGTTATATAATTTTATATTAACACTATATAATCCTTTTCCAGTCCGTCCGGGGGGAACCGAGCCGGACCTGCACGGGCCTTGACTCCGCCCGTTTCTCCTCGGCCAGGCGGCAGTAGTTGCGTGCGTGGGCAAAGTGATCCTCCCCCAAATGCAAGTAACGGTAACGAACCGCTCCCGTGCCCATGTCTTCATCCCGCACCCGCACAAGGGCACTGACGTGCCGGGCAAACTCTTCCACTGCCCTGTCCCGGCGGGGCAAAAGAAGCCCGCCTTTTCCTATCTCCCGCAGCGTCGCGTCCAGCGACTCGGTGCGGTTTACCTCCACCTTCGCATCCCCGGCCCTCGTCGTATCTTCCGTCCAGGCAGCTCCACCCCTCTGGGCCTCTCCGTAATAACAAAGATAGACCCTGCCCGGGTGCGATGCCGCAAAACGGCGGGCGCTGTGCTGGTTGGGCAGGGCGTCAATCACGCAGGTCTGCACGTCAAACTGCTCCATCAAGCCCTCCAGCGCCTCAAAGCTGTCAATGGTGTCAGCATACACAAGGGCCGGCTTTCCAGACGGGTGCGGAGTCGTTACAACCACGTGCAGCAGCCGCCCTTGGTCAACCCCCATGCAGCAGCGGCAGCCCAGAGATGCCATGCTTAACCCGGACTGGCAATGGGTCAGCACTTCCTCGGGCATCAGCCTGCCGGACGAATCCACGTAAGGCAGGCCTAGGCGGTGGTTGTAAAACAGCGTCATATCGGTGCGGGGATTCTCATACTCATCCAGAATCTCCGCCGGGTCAACGACCGTTGAGTAGAGCTGGCTTACGTGATAGCCCCGGCGGGCGTCCCGCAAAGGATACCGGGCTACCCACTGCCCCGACGAGGGATCCAGCTCCCCCCTGCAGCGAGCGCAAGCCACGATGACCTTTTCGCCGCTAACCCTCAGCAGGCAGCGGGGAAATTCGTCCTCCAGGCAATTCCAATGGCCGCAGCAGGGGCAGCGCAGGTGCCAGAACCGCTGATCGCTCCGGTCAAACTCCACGTCAATGCCGAATCCGGGCACGGTGGGAGTGGAAAGCTCCAGTATCCACCGCCACCGGGAGTGATCCACCCGGTGCCTGGCCGCCTCCTTCTGCCTGGGCTGGGCCTCATCAAGCTCGTCGAAAATCAAAAAGTCGGCGTCCACCGACTTTATTCTGACCCCCGAGCGCCCCTGACGGGAGCGTTCCTGGTGAAATAAACCCCTGAAATATAAATTTCCTCTCCTTATTTTTTTCAATTTTATGCGATCTGCACTCTTGCCTTCTTGAGAATCCCTCAACAAGGCCGCAAGCCGTGGGCTTTCCCCCAGCATTTTGCCGAATCGGGCCTGGGAGAAATCCGCCACGTCGGCGTCGGTGGGGAAGAAGTATATCACCGTCATTCCCCTCGTTTCGCAGGCCCAGATGCCCTTGGCCAGTGCGAAAGTGGAGATTCCCATCTGGGAGGCCTTTTCTATCACCGTGTAGGGGTGATGGCTCTCATAAATCTCCCGCAAATACTCGTGCCCGGAAAAGGAGAAGTTCTGCCCGTCAAGGACGACATTGGCCCGGCTCCACGACGACAGGTAGGCCGCCGCCATTTCCGCCCGGCATGCCCAGGAGGGCCTCTTCAAGAGCCCTGACGACGGCGCTTCGCCTGGCGGGGGGAATCTGCTGCAGGGCGTCCGCCAGCGTCGGCTGGCCCAGTTTTTCCGCTTCTTCATAAGGGTTGAACCTCTCCTGCGCACCATCCCTGCCGTCCGGCAAAAGCCCCATCTCCTGCTTCAGCTTCACCAGGTCCAGCAGCAGTTTTCTGGCCATGTCGATTGCCGCCACGGCCGACGGCTCCAGCCCTTCGCCGCCGTCTTCCAGGGCAAGGACTTTCTCCAGGCGCATGGCCTGGACAATGTAAAGGGTGCGGAGCTGCTCCACCTCGTCGATGCCCGTATCGACGCCCCGCAGGCGGCTTTCCAGGGGCTTTCTGCCGGCGGGGGCCGCTGTGGGAGTGGCCGCCGCCCTGCCATTATCTGTGGGTGAAGGTTTGGCCGCCGGCCCATCGTGCCTTGCCTGGGGTTTTGCCGGTGGGCCTGTTTCCCTGGGGACCGTGCCGGTGCGTGGGTCGTGCAT